AAGCGGAGGTAGTGGGTCATCGAGTCACCTCCTGCAGGGTGCTGTCAGAAAGACGGCGGGTCCAGTAGGTGAGGCGGCGGATGGTGCCATTCAACGGACCTAAACCTGTCCCTCTTGCCCCAAGACGTAACTGAGATACTGTCGGCACTGTTCCCGTGTTGTCGGTACTCACTAATGATCCGTTAATCGCAAAAGCAAAATCGTTGTTTGCATAAGCCGTGCTTAGACTTTGACCATTGCGTTCATTATTTGTATCAAAACTAGCTTGGGCAACAGTTAACGTAGTAACGCCATACCCCGCGTCTGTGTAACCAGATAAAACACGATAATAATTTTGAATAACATTATCGTTTGTTCCATCACTAATTGCATGGATTCGCGGGAAACTATTAACGCCCCCGTGCGTCGCATTGGTTCTAGCGCTTGCAAACACCGTCCCCTCATCCTGCCGATACCAGCTAGAGAAGTTCGTCCCCGTGATGCTGGCCACGTCAGCACTGCGGGTAACCGTGGCGGTGGTGGTAGGGATGTAGCTGGTGGGGAAGGCTCCGGCTTCTAGCTGGGCGCCCCAAGCATCAATGCTTGTGCCAGAGCCAGTCCAAAAAGTGCGAAGTCTTACGGATGTCGTACTGTTTGTAGTCGTAGTAATTGCTAACCTATACCAGCCATTTAGAAATGATGTAATCGTCCCCGATGTGCCAGTGAAAGTGCCGTCATTACTGGTGCTACTTGTTGCGCCGGTAGAAAGGTTAAAAACTACGCGGCCACGGTTGTTAGTTGCGCCGTCGTCAATAGAGAACGAAAGAGCTGTTATGGTTCCTTTAACAAAAAGACTGCCAGTATAAGTGATTGCCGAGGCTGCTTTTGTTACAGCTTGAGAAATAACAGCTGTTCCACTTGACGTAATGGTATCAGCCGTTGATGAACCATCGGGTGCTACTCCTGTATTGGATGTAACAGTTGCCGCCGCAGTCGTCCAGGCAGCGTCTCCAAGCTCTTCACTCCGCAGCAGCAGGTTCGTCCTCGACTCCTCCACCAGCAGCCCCAGGCTTTCGCCGGTCGTGGGGTTGTGGTCGAAGCGCGCTTCGTTCGTAGTTGCCGTCTTGATCAGCCCGTCGCTGCCCACAAACGTGCCGCTGCTGGCGCGGGTGAAGGTGACAAGGTTCTGGCCAGTAGTGGCATCCACTAATGACTTGTTCTCTGCAAAGCGCAGATCCAGGCTGGGCACCGCACGAGCACGACGCCACAATTCATTTCTTACCCACGGGCCAGCCAGCACGCCACCAGGTGCTACTGCTGCCCGGAATGCTGCAGAGCCTCGCATCAGAGCCCTGCCTCCAGCGTCAGCACCCGCAGGTCATACAGCGTGCCGCTAGCTGGGGTGTATGTACCACGGGTCTCCAGCTCAGCAAAGAGCGACGTGCTGCCGGCGGCCAGCTTCACCAGCGTGCCAGGGTAATCGGCTTGCGTCATCAAGATGCTGCCAAAATCCTGCGGAGTGGGCAAGTCAATATAGCCCGCATACTTGCCGACATCACCGCTCACCAAGTCAAGCGCTGCGTTGTCGAGGATTGCGGTGGGTGATTCCATGTACAAGTGAAGCCGGAAGGCGCCCATGCCCGCAGGCACGCTGCTATTGCCGATCATCAACCGCACACTCTGCAGCAGCACAAAACCACCGCTCGGGCCAACATTGCTCAGCGTGATAATTGCGCTACCTGCATTGGCGGGCGTGGTGCCATCAGCAACGCCGATCACATCACCTGCGGTGTAAGCGGTGGTGTTACTGGGACGAGTGATGGTGACGACGCTGCGGAATGCAGTGCCGGCAACACCCATCGAATAGCTGCCATCGCTCCTGCGACGTGCTACCGAATCATTGCCTGCAGGTGAGATAAGTGGGCTCATGATCGCCTGATAGAAACGTTGCCTGGTCCACTGATTCTAAGCCCCGTAAGGTATCGCTCCATTAACGGCGGCACTTTGTCAGCGCCAACGGCTCCGTAGTCATTGTTAGGCGTCACGTCAAGGCTGCCGATTTTTACATTCTTGTAATCTTCCAGTCCGCTCAGGCCAAGTGCGCTGGTGTTGTTGTGCAAAAACACCGCGAGCACGGTTTGCGCGTACTTGATCTGCGTTGGGATCTCGGTATCAGTGAAGTAGTCCGTCGTGATGCGGAACGGGAACCCAACGGCGTAGGTGTTGATGTATGTATCCGGCTTACGCACGCCGGTGCGCGGCCACTGCAGCGCCTGCGTATCGGTCGCCCGTGCGCCAAGGAACCGCTCGCGGTCTAGCCGTTGCGTTGCGGTGAACAGCGCACGGTTGCGGCTGTCAGTGTTGCCGCTGTTCCAGTGCTGAACGTCAGCATCCTCGACAAAGCCATCAATGATCGCTTGCGCTTCCGCCAGCGTCAGGTACGAGTTTGCGTTTGCGGCCCCTACTGTGGCCACGATCACTACTGCCATTGGTCTGCACCTCTGGGGTCAGTGTAGGTGTGGGCTCCGCCATAGAAAGAGAGGCCACCTCCGTAGAGGCAGCCTCCTTTTCACGCAGTCGCCTGAAAGCGAACAGCCCCATCAGACGCGCTTAAGCAGCACGGTGATGATCACACCAGCCAGGGTGGTGGTGGTGCCGGTGACGTCCAGCGACAGGCGGTCGCCTGCATCCAGCGTCAGGTTGGCGGTGGTGCTGGTCAGGGCAGGAGCCTGCTCGGTCAGAGCAGTGCCCTTGAGGTTGATCTTGGTGGTGCCAAGCAGGTCGTCACCAGCGGTGGCGGCCTCTGTGCCTTGGCAACGACGGATGGTGCCGGTCACATCACCTGCATCGTTGCCGGCGGTGGCGTGCACCTCACGGATTGCAACCACTTCGCACTTCACCGGAGCGGTGTAGAACTGCACATCGGCCACCGAAGAGGCGATGTAGTGGGTAGCAACCAGATACTGCTCTGTGGACAGTTCAAACTGGGAAGGTTGTGCCATGGTTAGTTACCTCAATCAAAGTTAGAGGTGTTGGTGGCGCGCACGATGCCGAGGTTCTTCAGCTCGTACACCTTCGACCAGTTGCCAACCGTCTCGAGCTGAGCGCGGGTCGGGTTGACAGTAGTCACGCCCCACTTGGCACCAACGGGGTGGTAGCAATAGTGCAGGTCGATCGACATGGCATCGCTCTTGGCGAGGATGTCACGATCGGTCTCGGTCTGCATTGCCAGCTGCTCGCCGGAGGCAACAGCGCCTTGGGTGAAGAAGTAAGTGGCGTACTCAGTCGAGCTGCCGCTGCCTTCAGTTTGGACATCGTCCGACACGATCACACGCAGACCCATGTAGGTCGGCACGCTCACGGGACCGTAAGCGCCAGCAATGCTGCCGCCGACGAAGTCAGTGACGCTGGAGGTCAGACGTGCGTCTGTCTCGGTCACATAGTCAATTGCCTTGCGCTCAACCAGGTCGTAATAGACCTTGGAGTGCATGGCAACAGCGGCCAGCTTGTCGCCTTGATCGCCCAGCAGGCTGCGGGCTTCGGCAACGTGACGGGGGCTCAGCGTGGTGGGGGTGTCACCAGACTCGCCGTCGATGGTCAGGCCAAAGAAAGCAGCAGAGCTGGAGGTGGAGCCCAAGCTGCCGAACACACCGCCGAGGCAGGACAGCAGGTCCTTTTGGCGCTGGTTGGCAACGTAGTCAGCGATCTTGGCACCGATGGCAGCCATGGGGTCAGCGCCAGCCGCAAGGGCTGCGAGATCCCGTGCCTCAAAGGCGCGGCCGCGGTGCAGGATCACGCCGACTTGCTTGTCAGCAGTGATTTTGCCGGGCGTCAGCGAAGTGCTGTCAGTCAGCACTTCAAAATCGCCAGACAGGTTGGCTTTCCAGAAGGGGACGTTGATAAAGTCACCACCCTCAGTAGCATTCAGCTCCGCCATGGGCTGAACCACACCGCTAGCCAGGAAGGCATCACGCTGCGTGGTTTGCTCAATGACGTAAGGCGTAAAAACCTCTGGGATGATGATGTCAGAGCGAAGAGTCGCCATGATTCATCTCGGGGATTGGTTTACGGTGTGGGCGCAGCCCAAAGCACCAGCGCAGCCGGTTGGCAATAGCTTAACGGTTAGCTGCTGCTTTCATCCGATCGTATAGATCACGATCAGTGCGGAACAGCCTAGCCTGTTCAGTCAGATTGAACGACTCGCGACTGAACGGGTTGCTCATGCCAGCAGGAATGCCGCCAGTGCTGGCACCGGCTGATGGTGCACCGCTGCCCTGCGGTTTGGGTTGCTTCTGCATCCATGCCGGCAGCGTCTTGGCCCATTCGCTGACGGGTGTGCGCTGGTAGCCATCAACTACCACCACAGTGCCATCGGCATCACGTTCGATCTGATCAGCGCTCAGCTTGGTTTTCAGCACCAGGTCTGGATCGTGCACGATGTCCGCCAATGCGGTCACTGCTGGCGTGACCAGTTCCAGCTCACGCACGCGGGCTTCAAGTGCGGCAATGCGCTGGTCCTTTTCCGCCGTCGCCTCACGGAACTGCTGCTCCAGAGCTTGTCTTGCCTCTTGGTATTTGCCTTGAGACTCAAGCTGCTGCTGCTCGTAGTTGCGCTTGAACTCCAATAGCTCATTGACATCTACCCCATCAGGTAGTGCTGGTGCTTTTTTAGCAGCACGCAATTCAGCAATCAGTTCTTTGTTTTTGCGCTCAAGTGCCTCGACACTGCGCTGCAGTGCGTCGCTATTGTCACCCCCGGTAGCCGCAGGCTCCTGGGTTTGTGTTTCATCAGACATGAATAACCCGCAGGGTTAAGTGCGTCACCACTTTACCTCAGACTGAGCCCTTGGCGTCCAAGTAAATCTTGGGTTTCTATTTTTAGCTTGCTGTTCAATTGTTGCCCATCTGACATTACCTGGCTCGTAATGGCCCATGGGGTCAATTCTGTCCAAAGTCATTCCTTCGGGTCTTGGCCCAAGTTCAGCTAAAAATTGCTCGTAAGACTCAAAGCGGAACTCAACCAAGCCGTAAGCGTTCTTGTGATTTGTTTTTACACGTCGTTTTGCTTTGCAGAAAGATTTATAAGCGCCTTGATTGCGGCGAAGCTCAGCTTCGTCTTTTTTCCAAGTAACTGGTCGCGTCTGCATAGCACAGCTGCGACATAGCAGATCTTCCCCTGCTTTTTGTTTTTTGACAAACAAATCTTTTCGAGTGGTGCGTACTTGACTGCAGCAAGGGCAGGAGACGTCTACATAGCTATGGTGGGCAGCCACAAAAGCAAAGCGGTTACCATTTTATTCTAGCTCCACTTGGCCTTATCCGCCCAGAAGGCTGCACTTAACTTACTTTTAGCGATATTGTCAGCGTGACGCGCTTTGAACGATGCCCTTCTGGCTTTGTCTGCTGCTGATTCTCCTTTTTGTGGCGGTGAGCCTGATACGCCCTGTTGACCGAAACGAATAAGTTTCACGGTGTTGCCGTCTTTGGCAAGCACCGCATGAGATTTCTTGGGATGATTTGGCGTGCGCTTGGGTTTGTTGTAACCCTCAAACTGCTCGCCGCGATAGGTGATCATTTTTTAGGTTTCTTAGCGGTCTTGGCTGCAGCCTTAAATGCAGCAGCAGTAGGTCTGCCGGCTTCCCCCTTGCGCGCCATTCGCTCTTTGCTGCCAGCTTCGATGCGCTTGCGTTTAGCGTGGATGTTGGCATAAAGTCCAGGTTTTTTAGCCATCACTTTTTACCTTTAGGTTTACGGGCTTTGCCAGCTTCAGATAGCGCAATTGCTATTGCCTGCTTGCGGCTTTTGACCTTTGGCCCTTTGCCGCTTTGAAGCGTTCCCCGTTTTTACTCGCCCATCACCTTGCCGATTTTCTTGTCCGCTGCCATAACGCCATTCGGTCACTGGGCTTAGTTTAGCCATGTCAAGCGTTGCCCAATACTGGTCGCCATTGTCCGCGTAGCAAAGCACGGCGTTAACCCACGCTTCACCTACTAGCACCTCAACCGGATCTGAAAAGATCTGACCATTTTTGAAGTGTCTAAGACTGGGCAGGTCCATATCGCGCCTTGAGTTGATCTAAGGTTAGCTCTGACCCGTCATCGCGTACCAACTTGGCGATGGCATCCTTTGGGCCGTACTTGGCCGACAGCTTGTCGAAATATGCAACCTTGTTGGCGCCTAATGCTTTTGCCTTGACTGGTAGCGGCTGCTTAGCCAGCCACTGGCCGTATGACTCATTAGCCGGCACCTGGCCATCGGCGCTAGCGCGGGTGCCTGCTGGCGGTGGTGTGAAGCCTAAGGCTTTGTAATCAATGACCGGGACGGTGGTGCTGCGACAGTTGAAGTGCTGTGGCGGTGTCGGTCCCTTGCCGTATGAAAACTCTTGCCCATCAAGTGCCCGGCAAATTGCGCTAGTGCGGGTGTCAAGCGTGGCAACGTACCGATAACGCGGCGTGATGTCTTGATTAGCCTCATACACCTGCTGGCTAGCGGCGTTGGCCACTTGGTTGATACTGGTGCGCACCAACGTGATGACTTGGTTGTCGGCAACGGCTGTCGCTTGGCCACCTGCCGCGACGAGTTGCTTAACGGTCTTGGCGCGTTCGCCAAACTGCAGGCTGCCGATCAGCCGTTTGGCAATAGCTGGCGTCGGCTCGCCTGTCAGCAGCCCTTGCCGTACCACTTGTGAGAACCGTTCGGCTTGATCCACGGCAATGCCACGAAACGCTTTGCTGATCACCTCACCATTGGGCAGCGTGATGGTTGCACCTTGAGCAGCGGTCAGGCTGAACGTCGCCGGTGCGCCTTGCACTGCTGCAAACAGGTCATCGCTGAGCGCTACCACGTTGATCTGGGTTGGGTCGGTCGCGACCACCGATTGCGCAAACTGCGGGCTGATCTCAACAGTACGCACCGCATCACGGGCGCCAGCAGGTAATGCACGCCGTAGTTGCTCGGTGACAAACTCGGATTGCAACTGCGCGATGCCCTGCAGCTCTGTTGCCGTAAGCTCTGTTGCATCGCCTGCCCATGTCGCTAACGAGTCCTTCAACTGCGCCAAGATGCCACGTAACCTGGCAGCCTTGACCGGTGCGGCTAACTCATCAATGGTGCGCAGTTGATTTACTGCATCAATGATGATGTCGTTGTAAGCATTGATGATGCGCCTAGCAACGCTATTGCTGTAGCGGTTCAGGTCAATTGCATTACGGTACAAGGACTCTGGTGTGGCCATCAGATGATCCCGAGCTGATCTGGCTTGTACTGAGATCTAATGCTTACATTGGCGCCACGTGTCAATGCACCTTGCACTGCTGCGGCAAAGGCGTCATAGCCGTTCTGGCCGTCTTCCATGATCCGCAACTCGTCTACCTCGTCAGCTTTGCCGTCTTTGTACCAAGTGAGGCGGATCACGGCTAGGACTTCCATAGGCAGCTCGCAAACGGTGTAATCAAGTTCCTGCTGTCTGGGTTTCTTCGGCTCCATCCAGATCATCAGATCCACTAACCAGTCTGTCAGTTTGTCCAGCAGACGGTAGATCAAGCCCCGCATTGGATGTGGCCTCCAGCTCTTCGTCTACATCAAAGTTATCGCCCAGCACATCGCCTTCGGCAAGCTCACGCAACAGCGTCTCTTGGCTGATGGTGCCGGCGGTGTACAACGCTAGCAGTGCTTGGATGTCCTGCGGCTCAAGGCGTGCACCAAGGAAGTCGCGGTTGACGTAAGCGCTACCGGCAGCGGTGGCATTGCCCAGATAGGTGGCGTGCCATTGCAGGCAGTTGTCGATCATGTCCTGCATGTTTTGGGCGATCACCATCATGGTGCTGTCGCCTTGGCTGCGGTCAATGCGCTTTGCCTCAGCGGTCTCAGCGCTCAGCTTCTGGCCTAGCACTGCCGATAGGCCTAGCTCGTTGATCTGCAACGCAAGCTGCTCAAGCCGGCGAAACTGCGCCTCGAAGCTGCGACCTGCTGGTTCGATGTACTCGGCACGACCCTCGGTAGGAAATGCAATCGCTTCACCAGGTCCAGCTGATACCTCTTCGGCTGCTGACGGGAACCCATAAAACGCTAGCATCGGCACTGCTGAAATGTGCAGTTGGTTGTCAAGGTCCGACTGCACTTGATAAGTCTTTAGGTTCAGCTCTGCGATGTCCTCCAGCGGCGGGCGTGATTCCATGAAGCCATGCCGTTGCGCGTAGGCAATGGTGAACGGGATCTCGCTGAGGCTAGTGCGGCCTTCATCGACGACGGTGAACTCACCGCTGTCCTGCTTGCGATGGATGCGGTACTCGCCAGGCGTCAGCACCCGGATCTGCTCGACGGCCTTTTCGCCAAACTCACCGTCTGGCACCGTGACCACTTCCGCTAGCCGCAACTGCGTCAGCACCTGCCGGCCTTCCTGGGTCTCAGTGCGCCAGCCAAGGATCTGCCTAGGCGTGTAGGTCACCCAATAGGGTCGACCCCCATTAGCTGGTGCATCCACCAATGTACCAACATGGCCATAACGAACCATTTTGCGGGTTGTTTCATAGGTCCAGACGTTGAGGTCATTACCTTGCAGGTCTACATCAAACAGTTGTTCACGGATGGCATCGGCGGTGTCATCCAGCCTGACTGGTTTACGCGTGAGCATGCCAGCCAGCATGCGTTCGAGGCGCATGTAGTACGGCGGGCAGACGCTACGAGCTAGGCGGTTGTCATAGGACTCGTCTAGCTCGCGTGGCTCTTGCGGCAGGTAACGGCGATGCTTTTTGCGCATGCCGTAGGTGCCCTGCAACAGGTCCTCAATCAGGACCCAATGCGGCTCTTGCGCGTGCCAAGCGGTGTTGGGGTCATTGACCCTAGAAACGGTGCGCTGCGCTAGCGGCCGGTCGTAAAACGAATATCCGCTATACACGACCGCTAGCTGCTGACAATGTTGTTAGTTTACGGCTTCAGTCCTTGATGGCATGCGGGGTGACTGTACGCATGATCACGACCGACGCTGACGCCGACGCCATACATCATGAACAGCAGCGCGAGGGCTGCAAAGCGGTTGATCCAGGGGTTGGTGGTCATGGTTGGGATGGTAAGAGGACGGCCGGTTGGCCGTGAGCGAAAGATACCAGCATCTGCCGCCGTGGTCAACCCTAGTAGAGCCTGACCCCAGTGCCGCGGCCGGCGCCAGCATGCAGCGGGTTGAACTCGCGCCACACCAGGTAGCCAAGCGCGTCATTCATGTGGTCAAACCCTGCATCCTTGTCGGGTTCGCCCTTGTCGCTGTAGCACTGCAGCTCCAAGCACTCGATCACGCGCTTGCAACCCTGCGCCATCTGCAGCCGCACCTGCCCTTTGCCGTTCTCTAGCAGTGCCTGCACAGCCGCTACACGGTCACGCACTGGCGGATTGCTGCGTGGTGACTGGTTCGACATGCCGTAGGACTCCAAGATCTGGATATCGGTCTGGCTGGCATTGGTGCTGCGGCTGCCACCGCTGGCGTCGGGGTAAACGTAAATCTGCTGCTGTGGGTGCCGGCGGCGGATCTCTTGCGCCAGTGCGTCAGTGTCATGCGCACCAGCGATCTCGTCGATCACCAGCAGGCCGTTGCCAAGCCGCACGGCGATCACCGCAGACATGTTGCCGACGTTGAAGTCAACCCCAATGCGGATCGGCTCGCGGGTGATGTCCGGCACTGTGACGATGACATGCTTCGCCCGGTCAAACCGGTCATACACCTGCCCGGTGGTCAGGTTGACAAACTCGCCGTCAAGGTATGCCCGCAGCAGGCTCGGGTCGTAGTTGGCCTCAAGCCGCTCGATGAAGTCCGGCGGCAGGTGCGGGTTGTCTGCCGTGCGCATCTTGATCAGATGCCGATCATTGCGTTGCTTGGCTTCATCGCTGCCAAAGGTGTTCCACATCCACCGGAACCCTTCTGGTGTGGACGCTGCTGCAAACTGCCGGACATTGCCGCTGCGGAGTCGGCCAAGGATCTTCGGGAATGCCTTATTGGCAATGCTTGGCGTCACAGTGTCAATCTCGTCAGCTAGCACCCATGCAAGGTTTAAGCCGATAATGCGTGACCAGTTCTCAAAGCTGCGGCACAGGATTTTGGTGTCACCGCCCGGCAAGTGCAGCATGTACTCCGGCAGAGGCGACGCCCTGAACGTGTACGGGATGTCGTACGCCTCAAGGAATGACTCAAAGTCAGTTTGCCAAATATCCCGGATCAGTGGCCCAGTCGGCTCCATGACGCAGCCGATAAAGCCTTGGTTAACCGCTGCCAGCATGACGGCTTTGGCGCACAATGCCCTGGTCTTGCCGGCGCCATAGCCCGCGCTGATGCCAAGGATCTGCGTTGCGGTGTCATCCACAAACGCAAGCTGGCCAGGGTGCAGGTCAGTGCGGATGCGGGTGATCAGGTCGTCGGTATCTTCAGGCGTCTGCTGCTGCATAAATGACAGCAGTGGTGCGTCTTCGCAAATGCCAGCCAGCAGGCTCACGACATCTCAAACCGCAAGAGCTTTGCCTGATCCTCTAACGCCTTGATAGCAATACCAAGATTGCCCTTGCTGTGTGCTTCACGTTCATACTCCTGCAACCGAGCAATAGCAGCAACCAGCCACTGCGGCCGCTCTAATTCAGCATCAAGCCTTTGCAGATCTCTAGCCCTGGCTATATATGTTTCCGCTTGGCGTTCACTAACTTGCCACTCTTCCGAAGCATAGCGAACAATTTGGGTTCTATTATAAGCGCGCAAAAGCATGTCGTAAACGACATTTATTCTTTGATCTATTTCGGTATTAGTGCTTTTGCGCGCCATTGTATTACTCCCGGATTTGAATCGGCATGATGAGATAAGTCTGCTCCGTCATGCTAGTCGGCCTTAGCACGACCGGCGTTGTTGCACTATTGGCCGACAGTGTAACAGTCTCTGCTTGCCGCATGGCTTTCAGGCCATCAAGCAGGTAATGCACATTGAACGCCCAAGTGCCAATGGCGTCACTATCGACGGCAAGCGTCTCGCGGCCATTGTTGGCATCAGCTTCGGCGGTGATGGCGAGCTTGCCAGCAACGGCGGCGATTTTAACCACAGAGTTATGCGCCTCTGCGATCAGGGCAACGCGCTCAAGGCATCGGGTAAATCGGTGCCGGTCCAGGGTGATGGTGTGCTCAAAGCTGGTTGGCACCAGCGCTGCCACGTCGGGGTACTTGCCGTCAAGGATGCGGCTGTAGATGGTGATGCCATCACCGGCATCGATGACCGCCTGGCCGGCTGCTGCTGCCACTGTCACCGTCCGGTCCTGCAGCAGCTTCATCGTGCTGGCTGGTAGCACCAGGTCAATGCCATCGGGCAGCGCTACAGGCACACGCATGAGCCGGTGGCCGTCGGTGGCCTCCATGAAGCCGGCCGCCATGTGGATGCCCTGCAGGATCTGCTTGCTGGCGTCGGTGCTGACAGCAGCCATGCAGGCACGCACACCAGCGGTCAGGTCCAACTCAGCGCTAGGAGCCTCTACAACGGGCATTGCCGGGTAATCGGCTGCATCACACACAGCAAGCCCATAAGAGCCGCTGGAGGCGCTCACAGCACCGTCTGACAGCGTCACAGGCTCGCCATCATCCATGCGGCTGACAAGACCCGCCAGCAGCCGATACGGCAGCGCCACGGTGCCTGGTGTGTCCACTGCTGCGGGTACGGACACCGTGATGCCAAGGTCCAAGTTGAAGCCGGTGACGGTCATGACACCAGCATCAGCGGCAATCAAGCAACAGCTCAGGATCGGATGGCTGTTGCCAGTGCCAATGGCTGGCGCAATGGTGCGTAGCGCGTGGGTGAGATCAGCCTGTGTGGTGATGAGTTTCATTGAGTGGCTTCGGTAAGGATGGAAACCAGCCGGTGGTAATCGGCTTCAAACGAGGCAACCAGTTCAGCCGGGATTGGCTGCTGGTCATCTTGCGCATTATCGCGGATGGCAGCCGCATATGCAAGCGCGCACTCCATGGCGTCATGGAGCCGGTTGATCACGGGTTGCTGCTTGGCTGAGATGTTGATGAGATCCATGTAATGACATAAGCAACAAGTTGCTCAACCATGCGCCGTGGGATGTCCCCGCGCACATTGGCTAGCGCGTCGGACACTAGCCGGTGGTAACGCGCCACGGTAAGGCCGCTGTCGCAATTCGACACAAGCGCCCGACTGCGGATCAACTCGCTGCGGCTGACGCCTGCCATTGCTGCCTGCTGGTCCAGTGCCACCAGGTCTGCAGGCTCAAAACGGACTTTGATTTCTTTCATCCAGTGACCGTAAGGCAGTTCCCCACCTAAGGGCAAGGTGGGACGGGGTGGGGTACCGCCAAAACCCAGTCACAGAGCGGGTGTTCCCCACGTACCCTACCTAACCCTACCTATATCAAAACAAATAAAGGAATAGAAGGACGCGAAGGGGAGCGTAGGGAAGTTTCAGACCGAGGTGGGACGCGAACCAGGTAGGGTACCTCGCCAACATCGCCTGCGGCGCAGCGCATCTCAGCGATCAATAGGTGGGGTACCCGTCCCACCTAGGTGGGGTACTACTTTCGGTAGACGTATGCCCTGCTTGACCCTTTGCCGCTGCGGTACCGCTTGTACCCGAGCCGCTTAAGCACGTCCGCAACCTGCATCTGGTCCGCCTTGGTCTGCCGTTCTACGGGCTTCTTAATGGCCTCAGTAAGCAACTTCTCAGTGGTCAAATCAATCTCGCCATGCCTACGCAACCAGTCCTCAATTTCAGCCTGCCAAGGGTTATCAACCACATAGGATTCATTCTCCTCGGATAGTTTCACCTCGTACTGCATTGGCAGCCTACTTGTCTCACCAGCGCGATATGCAGCAACAGCAGCAGACCATATTGCATCGCGCTCCAGTAATAGCGCGGCGGTGTCAATCTGGTCCGCCTGCGTTTTGGTGGTGGGTATGACCCAGAACCGGCGGTTGCCGGTTTCGTCCACCAAAAAGCCGGTCGTGCGGTTAGTTGTGCCGACAATAATGCCGCGCCTTGGGAATGCCTCAGTGGCCTTGCCATACGGCACGCGAAACATATCAACTGCCTGCGATAGAAACGCCTTGACCTGTCCTGCATGCTTGCGATTGGTCACATGGTCAAGCTCTGCCCACTCCATAATCCACGACCTGTGCAAAACCATCAGGTCGTCTTTGCTGCTGATGTCACCTAAGGCATCGCTAAAAAAGTCATGGCCAAGGCACGCCCAAAACGATGACTTGTATGCGCCCTGGTCACCCATGATTACGCATGCTGTGTCGTGCTTGCAGCCAGGGTGATACGCACGGGCGACAGCACCAATCAGGGTGCGCTTGAGCATTTCGTCGTAGATGGTGCCGGGCGTGTCACCAGGGCGCAGGTAGCCGGTAGCCAGGGCTTCGATGTAAGCGGGAGCAACTGTGGCGGCAACGCGGTCAAGGTACTCGACAACAGGGTCATACGGTGACTCATTGGCTACCTGCACAATGCAGTCCAGGGCTACCTCTTTTGAGACCTTGTAACCCATCTCGGCCAGGGTGAGGTAAAACCGCTCGGCGCCTTCAATGGGAGCGCCGTCTACCTCGATGCGCTGGGTGAAGGTGTTGTAGCGGTAGCTGCTGTCACCGTGCCGCAGCAGGTTTAGCAGCTCAGCAGCGTTCATGGGCTGCAATTGCGGGTTCACCGCTGACGGCGGCTGCTTGCTTGAAGGCCGCTCACGCCGGACAGGCTCTAGTTGCTGCCGCCCGTGCCAGCCGTCTTGCTTGGCCAGTTGACCAAGGGTGCCAAGGGTGATGCCACCGCCGGACTTGAACCCGCGCCATTTGTGTTCGCAGTCACCGGGCTTGAACTTGGAGGACTGGGCTGACCAATTGATCCAGTCAGCCAGTAAGGCATCATCAACGCTGTGCAGCGCCATACCCACTTCAAGCCACTGGTCATATTCATCAGCGCGGCTGGGTTGCAGTGCTTCGAGATATGACCGCGCCCGCGCTGTGTCGTCACTGCCGGCAGCGGTCACCAACGGCAATGGCGCCTGCACGGGTTGCCGCAGCATGCGTGCTATCAGGTCGGCAGGTGCCTCCGCAATATTCAGGTCTGCCGGTGAGCGTCCTAGCACCCAGCTATAGCCAGACGTGAGCGGGTGCGCCCCGGCAACGACGGACTGGCAGCCATCCCAGCGCAGCTCAACCTGCTCTGGCTTCCCTTCGCTATCGGTGACGCCGGTCTTGTATTTGCGGGTGCGGATGTCTGCCCAGTAGTGCTGGGGCACTTGGTAGATGATCTGAAACCGCCCGTCGCGGCCGCTGGTTACGGTCCAGGATGGCGGCAACGAGCTGACCGGGATGCCCCAGTCGTCAAAAAGCCCGGACGCGGATTTGCCATCGTGGTCAACGAACAGCAAGCCACCGCTAAGGGTGCCGCAGCAGACGCCAATTGCCTTGGCACGGCCGGACTTCAGCTCATTGCCCAGCTGAGCGCGAGTGATGTGGCCATCTTGCCAATCTTTGATGTATGGCCGTTTTTCGCCATCAACTGGCACATAGGACCAGTCGCGTGGCAGCTTCATCAGCTGCGCTAACAGGTCGCTACTCATGACTCACGGCGTCCAGTGGCGGGCAGGAGGCCACGGCTGTGTAGCTCCATGGATTGCTGCAGCAGCAGGCGAATGGCTGTGCCACGGGACATACGGTCAGCACGCCATCTGTCAAGCCACTGCAACTGGTCTGGGCTGAGGCGGAGGCTGAATGGTCTGGCTAGCTGCATGGGCTCGGTGCTGGGTGCTTGACAACTGTAGCCGCGACGATTACGCTGTGCAAGCCCAGCAGTTCAAAAAAAATGCTTTACGAGCCAAAACTCATTCAAATTTCTACAAATAGTTGCTCGGATGGTAATAGCTTCGCATTTGCACTTGATGATGATGGAAACGTGTGGGAGCTTGTATGGACTGGCAAAGATTCAGGTTACAAATGGAAGTTTATTGGCTCGCCATCTGGAGTTAATAAATCATGAACCTCCGCCCTTATCAGCAGCAGCTCATCACTGACATCCGGCTGCAATACCAGCTCAGCAAGCGCACGGTGCTGGCAGTGCTGCCCACCGGCGGCGGCAAGACGGTGTGCTTTAGCTACATCGCCCAGTCCGCCGCCCGCAAGGGCAACCGCGTCTGCATCCTTGTCCACCGCGCTGAGCTGCTGGACCAAGCCAGCCGCAGCCTTACGGCTATGAGCGTGACGCATGGCCGCATCCAAGCCAGCCGCAGCATGGACCTGAGTCATGCGGTGCAAGTTGCCTCAATCCAGACCCTTGCGCGGAGGCTGCACAAGCTGCCGGCTGGGTTCTTTCAGCTTCTAGTGGTGGACGAGGCGCACCACACCAATGCTGGCCAGTGGTCCACGGTGCTGCAGCATTTCCAGCAGGCGCATGTCTTGGGCGTGACAGCGACCCCATGCCGCGGTGACGGCCGCGGGCTTGGTGATCACTACCAGGCCATGGTGCAAGGCCCCAGCGCTGCGTGGCTGACCGATAATGGCTACCTAGCCAGTGCCCGTGTCTTGGCACCGCCGGGATTTGACAGCACTGGGCTGCGTAAGAAGATGGGTGACTTTGACACCAAAGAGGCCGAGCAACGCGTCGGCACCATCATGGGCGACTGCTGCAGCCACTACCGCAAGCACCTGGCAGGGCAGACGGCGATCGCGTTCTGCTGCAGCGTGGCGCATGCCGAGGCGGTGGCGGCGCTGTTCGTGAGCCAGGGCATCCCTGCCGCCAGCATCGACGGCACCATGACCACTGACCAGCGCAGGGACCTGCTGACTGCACTCGGCACTGGCCGCATCAAGGTGCTGACCAGTTGCAGCCTGATTGGTGAGGGCGTGGATGTGCCAAGCGTCGGCGGGTGCATCCTGCTAAGGCCAACGCAGTCAGTCAGCTTGCACCTGCAGATGATCGGTCGTTGCCTGAGACCCAGCCACGGCAAAACCGCTGTGGTGCTGGACCATGTGGGCAACACCCTTAGGCTTGGCCATCACCTGGAGGACCGCGACTGGACATTGGACGGTGCCAAAAAACGCGACCGCGAGCAAGCCCCAAGCGTCAAGGTGTGCCCGGTGTGCTTTAGCACCAGCATGAGCGCTGCGCAGGTGTGCCGCGATTGCGGGCATGTGTTTGCCCCGCAGGAGACCAGGGAGCTGAAAGTGGTTGATGGTGAGCTGCAGGAGCTGCAACGCCAGCAGCGCCGCGAGCAAGGCAGTGCGCAATCCCTCGAAGATCTGCGCAAGCTGGCGCAGCAACGCGGCTACAAACGCGGCTGGGCAGAGCGGGTGTTTCAGGCTAGGTTAGTCAAAAAGCACGGACTATGACTAAACACATCTTTTCTTGCGGTGGTGGCGTGCAATCAACCGCCTGCCTAGTGCTTGCAGCACAGGGCTTCATTCCTTACCGCACTTTTGTTTTTGCAAATGTTGGCGATGAAGCCGAATCACCGGATACTATTCGTTACATTTCACAAGTTTTAAAGCCATACGCCGCAAAACATGGTATTGAGTGGGTTGATGTCCAAAAAAGAAGGCGTGATGGCACGCCTGTTGATTTGTATTTGCAGCAGATGAGTCACTTGCGCTCGATTGACATACCAGTGCGCATGGCTAGCGGCGCTCCTGGCTTGCGAAATTGCACATTGCATTTTAAAATCAAACCAATCGCTAAATGGATTAAGGCCAATGCACCTGGCTGCATTCTTGGCAAGGGTATCAGCACAGATGAACCTCATCGCGCCACGCCAAGTCGTGAAGACGACGGATACACAAGCGCTTATCCATTAATTGAACTTGGATATAGTCGCAATGACTGTTTACGCATTGCAAAAGAAGCCGGTATACCACAGCCACCTAAATCCAGTTGTTGGTTTTGTCCTTATAAAACAACTGATCAGTGGATCACAATGAAACGCGAGCGACCAGAATTGTTTGATAAAGCTGTAATCCTTGAAAAACGTTTGAATGAAAAACGAATTGATCAAGGTCGGGACATGGTTTTTGTATCTGGTGCTGGCGCAAAAAGCGGTCAGCCCTTGAACATTGCCATCCCCGACCAGCTTGGCCTATTCCCGGAATGGATAGACGAACAAGATGGTTGCGAATCAGGCTACTGCATGACGTAAATAAATGTTACAAGGTTGCGCAAGGCGGCACAGGGTGCTATGATTTGTGGACAGTCAGCCGGATTCCACTCGTGACCAGCAAACTTCCTAAAACAGCTCAAGCCATTCTCGCTATGCCTGGCATCCAATCACTTGAGAAAGAGCCCGACGGTTGGTGCTGCCATCTTCATTACGGATGGACCACCAACGCGCTAAGCGGCGGGGGGACAATTATCGATACAAGCCTTGCCATCATTAAAGATCATGTCAAAAATGCCTATCAAATCTGATGATGAAAGCCCTTCGGGGCTTTTTTCTTGTCAGCCAGGCAGCAATGGACCAGAATTGCTGCTCAAGATGCTGGAATGCAAAATTGAGCGAGCAGCGCATCCAGCAGGAGATCCGGCTAGCCATCAGCCACGGTGACACCAAGGTCTTCCGCAACAACACCGGCACCCTGCGCGACCAGAACGGCCGCCCAGTGCAGTTCGGCCTATGCAAAGGCAGCGCTGACCTGATCGGCTGGCGCACGGTGACGGTGACTCCTGACATGGTCGGCCAACGGCTGGCGGTGTTCACCTCCATCGAGGTCAAGACCCCAACCGGCAGGCTGCGCCCCGAGCAGCAGCAGTGGCTTGATGCGGTGCAGGCTGCAGGCGGCATCGCTGGTGTGGCGCGGTCAGTTGAGGATGCAAGGGCTCTGGTTTGCGACAAAACCGATACACCCGTGCGTGACTGACCGGGCTTTGTTGCAGGAGGGTTGACCACGGCAGACCATGGTGGTATAGTGTGACCACGCAGGCAACCGGCCTGCACTGCAAATCCCACCCATGACAACCACACTGACCCTGATCCTTGCCCTGTTGCTGCTGCCGTTGCTGGTGCTGCTGTGGGCAACGGAGTCAACTGAGCAACGCGCCAAGCGATTGCGGGGCTACGGCTGGTCGCAGCGCCGCATTGCGGAGCACATGCATATCAGCCGCTACCGCGTCCGCTTAGCACTGGCATAGAAAACGACGGGGGCGCCACACCCCCGTCATCCCTACCAAAGCCATTCTACCCATGACATCAGACGACTTCTGGACATTCCAAACCGCCAAGCAGCACGGCGGCGGGTTTATCTCACGCCTTGCCGATGCAGGGCTGGTTGCTGACCCCAACAACCGTCAAATCCTCCTGCAGGCATTTCCGCAACTGCTGCATTGCTTCGGACCACAGACCATGATCCACCGTCAACTGAGGCAGAAATGACCATCACAAACGAGGAGTACCACGCTGACCCAGCCGTCAGCGCCAGTCATCTGAAAGCGGTAATGCAATCGCCTTACCACTACTGGAGCCGGTACGTTGACCCCAACCGCAAGCCGGTTGAGCCGACCGCTGCGATGAAGCTGGGCAGCCTTGCCCATTGCGCCATCCTTGAACCAGAGGAGCTGCTGAACCGCTACGGCGTGTGCGCACCGCGCAACACCAAGGCCGGCAAAGAGCAAGCCGAGCGGATGGCCGCCCAGGGCATGGAAGCCGTCACCAGCAGCGACATGGCGCTTGCTATGGGCATGAGCGCTGCAGTGCAGGCGCACCCAGCCGCAGCAGCATTGCTCAAGCAAGGCAAGGCCGAGCAGTCCTTCTGGTGGACTGACGCCGCAACCGGTATGCGCTGCAAGTGCCGACCTGATTGGCTCAATGGCAGCACTGTGGTGGACGTCAAGACCACCACCGACGCCAGCCCGCAAGCATTTGCGCGCAGCGTGGCTACCTTCGGCTATCACGTGCAAGCGGCGCACTATCTGGCTGGCCTGTTCGGCGCTGAGCGGTTTGTGTTCGTCGCAGTCGAGAAGACTTACCCGCATGCTGTTGCGGTGTATGAACTCGACGCCGAAGCCCTTGCATTAGGGCGGACCATGCGGGACAATGGCATGGACGTGATCGCTGCCTGTCATGCGGTTGACGTATGGCCCGGCTACGGCGACACGATCATTCAGACCATCAGCCTGCCTAAGTGGGCGACAAATCCCATCGAAACTGAGACCTTCTAATGACCAGCGTTTCAATCACTACCTGGACTCCTGACCAAGTCCAACTGATCAGCAGCACCATTGCACCGGGCTGCACCAATGATGAGTTGCGGCTATTTGCCTATGCCTGCCAGCGCACTGGACTAGATCCGTTTAGCAAGCAGATCTACGCCATTAAGCGTGGCGGCAAGATGACCATCCAAGCCGGCATTGATGGACTCCGTGCCATTGCCGAGCGCACTGGGCAACTTGACGGCAGCCATACCGAGTGGTGTGGCGAAGAGGGCGGCTGGGCTGACGTATGGCTGTCATCCAAGCCACCGGCTGCAGCCAAGACCACCATCTGGCGCAAAGGCAGCCAGCATCCATTCGTTGGTGTTGCCCGCTTTGCGGACTACAACGCCGGCCAAGGGCTGTGGGCCAAGATGCCTGCCGCGATGATCGCTAAATGCTCTGAGGCGCTGGCACTGCGTAAGGCATTCCCTGCGGACATGTCCGGTGTGTACACCACCGACGAGATGGACCAAGCCACTGAGCCTGTAACTGTCACCACCGAGGCAGCGCCGGCATTGCCTGCGGTCAAGACCAAAGACACCAGCAAGTTCTTCACCGCTGGTGCTGCTGCCATCGCTAAAGCCAAGAGCCTGCAGGACCTTGAGGATCTGCAACCGCGTATGGCAAAGCGCTTGGAGGACGGCGACCTGACGCAAGAGCAACACGACAAGCTCTTGCAGCAGATGCTTGAGAAGGAGGCCGACCTTGTATCTGACGACTGAACAACTAGCAGCACGCTGGGGCTTGAAGCCAAGCACTATCAAATCCCAGCGGCTGCGTGGCCAAGGACCGTCTTATTACACGGTCCCGCGGTTCGGCTTACCACTTGGTGAGTCGCGGGTCAGGTATCCCATAGCGGATGTGCTGGCCTTTGAGGAGTCCCATTCCATTACCCCTGTCAATCCATGAGCCTTTATGCTTCCGGCGTTGTTCGTATTATTAGCGAACCGCAAATTAAGTTTTTTGATTCTGGCACTTGTGTTTGCAACTTCGGTGGTGGCATCAGCGAGGGCAAAGACAAAGATGGCAATTACATCAATAACGCCATCGATGTAGAAGTTTGGGGCAAAGGCGGCCAGATGATTGCCGACAACTGCAAAAAGGGTGACAGCATCATGGTGACTGGTGCCATCCGCCGCCAGGACTGGAACGACAAAGACAGCGGCACCAAGCGCAGCAAGCATGTGCTAAACGTGCAGCGGTTTGAGTACCTGCCACGCGCCAAGTCAGAAGAGGCTGCGTTCTGATGACTGACATCAAGCAGGACAACCAGCGCCAAGAGCTGCTCGAGCGGCTATACCACGAGGACGGCCGGGATAATCCCGACCATCCAATGCACGCACTTTACACGGGGCTTTATGAACAACACATCAATCAAGACCGCGTTTGAGGAGTGGTGGCGTGACAGCTATGGGGTGCCTCCTGGCACCCATGCCGTCATGACCCACGTCGCCTTTGCCGAGTACATCCTCAAGTTGATGGAGCTGGTAAAAGAACAATGATCCGACGCATTTTGCTCACTGTGGCCCTGCTTATGCAGGGCCCTGCCTTAGCGCACCACGACAGACCCGTCACCGCCACCGTCTACGACGGTTGGTACCACGGCCGGGCTACAGCTTGTGGCCAGACCTATCAGCACTGGGGCGTATCAGCAGCGCATCCTTGGATCGCTTGTGGCACTCGCGTGCGTGTCAGCCATCAAGGCCGCACGCTGGTGGTGCCAGTCACTGACCGCTGCGACTGCAACAGCCTCGATCTGTCAGCAGGAGCGGCCTATCGCTTACGCATTCCCCTCGATGGGGTAGCCACCGTTCAGATTGCTTACTGATGACCGACCAGAACTCCATCACCCCACCTCGCGAACTGGTAGAGCAGTGGGCTTCAGAAAAATGCTACGACGAACGCGATTGGCTTTACGAATTGCACATCGCCAACCGCGCCGCCCAATGGGGCGCCGATATGGAGCTGGAGGCGTGCTGTGGGTGGCTATTGGATGAAGCACTGTGCGAATCCAACACGCACAGAAGGCTCCGCGCCGCTCGCCGCCCCAAGCCGCCGAGCTTGAAGGAGCAGGCGCTATTAACTATTGATACCGCTGTCGCGGATGATCGTTTGTCAGCAGATGTTGCCAACGTTGTCCGCCGCGCATTGGAGCAAATCGATGACTGAACAACCCACCAACCGCATCACATTTCACGACTCTCGCTACGAGTTTGGTCAGGAAGTTATCCGCCTCGACAAAGAAGGCTTCCACTATCGGGGCCAGTTCATTGCTGATGCTGGCGAAGCTCACCGCTTGATGGTGGAGTTTCTCAGGCAGAACACCCAGCCCAAGCCGCAGGGGCCGACGCTTGCCGAGGTAGATGATCTGTGCGCAGAGCACAGCTTTGTATACGACGGTGGTGACCAAGGGCTGGAGTGCGTACATGCTCTAATCGTTGACGCCCTCGCCCGCTGGGGGAATCAATGACTGACCTCAACCTTTCACCACAAGCGCAGGCGGTGCTTGATGCCTATTGGAAGAGTCCATGGGATCCCTCCCTGCAGCACGAAGACCGTTACGCAATTGCCGCCGCCCTGCGAGCTGCTGCGGATCAGGTGGTGCCGCTGCCGGGCCTTCCGTATGACTCCTGCTGTGATGTACACGCGGCATCCATACGCGCCGAACTGCTCGCCATCGTCGCCGAGCTGGAGGGTGGCAATGACTGACCTGGTCAACCACCCGCCGCATTACACGCAAGGCGGTATTGAGTGCATCGAAGCCATACAGGCAGCACTGAGCCCGGAGGAGTTCCGTGGTTACTGCAAAGGTAATGTGCTCAAATATGTCTGGCGTGAAAAGCACAAACAGGGAACCGAATCACTACGCAAAGCAAATTGGTACATGCAATGGCTGATCGGTTAAATAAAGGCCGCAACTTTACGGTAAACATCCGCATGAGCCGTGAAGAAATTGAAGCTGCTCGCAAGCTAGGCGACGGGAACATTAGTATGGGCTTCCGTCATGCCATCCGCTATGCCTGCTGGAAAAACATGCGGCCAATCAAACTCAGCACCATGCTGCGCAGCGCAGCAGTCATGGCACAGGACCTAGAAAATGCCCGCGATTCAAACAAAATGCCCTAATTGCGGAGCGTTACGTACTTATGTGATCGCTGGCAACAGCACGCCTAAATACATCATTCGTCGCCGCAAATGCACTGCTTGCGATCATCGATGGTATACCTACCAAACGCATGAGCAAGTAGTTTCACCCTATGACATCATCACACCCAAGAAAAAACCACTACTGAGACATGATCCTTTCTGACACCGAGATCCATTATCTGATCGAGCAAGGCATGGTGCAGCACCACCAGTCAGAGCTGATCAATCCTGCCAGCCTGGATCTGCGGCTTGGCAACCTGATCATGCTGGAGTCGGTGGAGTCCCACCAGATGATTCCGTTGTCGATCAGCAATTACAGCGCCGAGCACCCATATGAGCTGGTGCCGGGGCAATTTATCCTGGCGCAGACGATGGAAACATTTGCTATGCCAGAAGATATAGCCGGCTTGTTTTTTCTGAAATCCAGCCGCGCACGTGAAGGCTATGAGAACCTGCATGCCGGCTACGCCGACCCAGGTTGGCATGGAAGCGCGCTAACGCTAGAGCTGAAAAATGCCCGCCAGCTGCAGCCGCTGCCAATTTACCCCGGGCTCAAGATCGGCCAGATGGTGTTCTTCCGTATGAGCCAACGGCCAGCGCTTAGCTATGCCGTCACCGGTAGCTACAACAACGACAAGCTAGTCGCGGCCTCTAAGCAGTTCCTCAGCCGCAGCTAGATGCCATGGCTCAACGGTGCATGAGCGCATAGACTCACGGATCAGCCAGTTGATCTGCGATCGCTGGCTGGCTTCTTGCTCTGCCAACAACAGCGCATATTCCAACAGTGCGTTCCAATCGCGCTGCTGATGCAACTCACGCAACATGCTGGCATTGGCAGCACCGTGAAATTGTGCTTCTATCGTGTGAACCAACGGATTCATCATGTCGGACTCAATCAAAGACTATCTCAACAGTATCGCCAAATATCCACTGTTGACACCGCAGCAAGAGATACAACTTGGCAGGCGTGTCGCAAGACTCAAGGAACTGCAGCAACTTAACAGGCTATTAACAAAAGATGAACAACGCGAAGTGCGTAGCGGTGAACGTGCACGGCAACGGTTTATTCAGTCCAACCTGCAACTGGTCGTGCATATTGCCCGCAAGTATGACAAGCGCCAGAACAAGACGCTTGAATTCATGGACTTGATCCAAGAGGGGAATATCGGCCTATCGCGTGCAGTGGACCTGTTCGACCCCACCCGCGGCTACAAGTTCTCGACCTACGCCTACTGGTGGATCCGGCAGGGCATCACTAGGGCACTGATCAGCTACGACGCCATTATCAGGCTGCCGATTGGTGTACACGAGATGCTGTATAAGGTCAACCGCACCATCCAAGACCTAGGCCATGAGCTGGGCCAAGCACCCAGCACTAATCAAGTGGCGGAACATCTAGACATGGACCCTCAAGAGTTATCGATGCTGCTGCGCCAAAGCTACCGCGTTACCAGCCTTGACCAGCACATTGCAGACTCGGAAAGCAACACCATTGCCGATACAATTGCAGATCCTACTTACGACGAAGATGATTTCTCTACTAGGCAGGATATTCAAACGATGATGGATTATTTTGCCAAATACCTTGATGAGACAACGCAATCAGTACTTAAAGCTAGGTTGCTTTGTCAGCCAATGACATGGTCAGAGTTAGAGCGCATGACTGGTATCAGCAAGACCAGACTGCACAGCATCCAGCAACGTGGCATCATGCGCCTCCGTATGCTGATGCGCAATCCACTGGCGGACACACACCTTGGAACCGACAATAAAAAGACACGGTGATGTCTGGCGTGTTTGCTTAAACGGTATGTGCAAAGATCACGCGCAAGACTGGCAAGCGATTATTTTCTATCATCAGATGCTGAATCAATCAACCAGTCCTGAATCTTTAGCACGCGATCAACAGTCCATGACTCTTGACGATTGAACCATTCGCGCCAATCATCACTGCCTTTTTTGCGATTGCAGTTGCGACACGCCGGCACCAAGTTGCTGGCAACTGTGGCACCGCCTTTATGGCGTGGCTTGACATGGTCTAACGTGTCGGCATCAACGCCGCAGTAGGCGCACTCATGGCCCCATGCTTCAAAAATCTGCTGCCTAAATTGATGCTTTGCACTACGTTTTGAGACTAGGTTGGAGCCATCAATCGAGTGATCCACGCAGTTCCGGGATGGGTAGCACCTGGACCGATAGGCCCAGGATGTGATCATTAGACGGCGCTAACTCAGTGAGCCGCGCAATGAAATCATCTGATACCGCTTCCGGGTCGTCGCTGTTGCTTTCCACCACAATGGTGTACTCAAGCTCTAGGACGTACTGCCTCATCTAATAATCCCATCGCACCCTAGGCCGGCCCTTGCGAATGCCTAAATGCACAAAGCCCTTGGGTGCCCCGTAACCAACGCTGTATGGCCATTCACGATCAACCCAGTCCTGCACCTTTTTGATATCAGCGCCATCGACGTAGAAGTCCACGGCGCCCACGTTGGGGGCGTCGTACAGGTGCTCACTGCCAGATGCACCACCGACGGCGCGGTTGATTGCGGCTGGCCTGTAGCCGCTGGTGATCGTGATCCGTTTGCCGCCAAACGCCACACGCACCCGCTCAAGAAATGCCGCCAGTTCTGCTGCAGTGTCGATCTGATGCTGCGCCACAAACCGTCGCGCCGGATCACCTAGTGCAAACTCGCCCAACGTGAAGTGCGCCGAGAGTTTGGTGCTGAACGGATCGGTCGGCTTGACTTTGTAGGGCAACTCCTGCGCAGGCTCCGGTGCTCGGCCACTCCATAGCCTGCCTTCAGCTTCACGACGACGCTTCAGGCCAGCCTCGACGTTGGTGCCAGGGTTGCGGTAAAGCAGCATTGCTGCGGGCACCGCGTCCCAGTTCTTCTCGCGCAGCTCGCGGCTGATCGTCTCAAACCCGGTTGAGCCGTAAAACCCCGAGCCGAGGTTGTAGGCGAAGCTCACCAGCGCACACTGCTGGTGATCAGCCATCTCGCGCCAATGCGGCACCGTCTCGCGCAGCTTGCCGGCGATGCGGTCCACCTCTTGCCGCAGCAGCATGTCAGCTTCGACGCGGTTGAGCCGGTCGCCTTTTTTGACCTTGCGGCCGTCGCTGTATCTAGTTGTGCCCCATCCGATGGTCCATGGCTCGCCGCCGCTGAGCGGATCGGGGTACGCGTCAAGGTGGCAACCCTCGAACTGCTGGATCAGCTGCAGCGCCGCGCCAAGATCCACCTGCTTGCCGTCTTGGCTCCAAGTGTTGAACCACGACCGATCACGGCGCATTGCGGCCGCGTAGCCGTTGACGGCTAGATCCTGCTCAAGCTGCTGGATCGCTGCAGCTTGGTGCGGCAATCCTTTGTAGAAACGGAACAGCGCTTCTAGGGTGATCGGCGCGGTGTTGGCCACAGATCAGCGGCGCTTGGGGAACATCAGCTTCAATGCCTGCAGCAGCAGCTGCACCCAGCTATTTGACTTAAGCGGTGTCAGCGCGATGATCTCACTGCCAGCAGCAAGGATGATTGCGATGACGGCAACGGTTTGCGCGTCCATGGTTAGCGATGTGGCCGTGCCTCTAGCGTAGCCACCCGCTGTTCAACACCATTCAATCTTTTGAATGTTTCTTGGCGATCGCTGCGGATGTCGGTATGGAGCACCTCCAGCTGCGTAGCGATGTGCTCCACTGCAGCCGTAAGCCTAATTACTGCGTCGCGGGCTTCATCATTGCGACGACTGAATCCCATGGCGCCCATAGCCGCCACGCTGATAGAGGCTCCCGCAACAGCAGCGATCAGCTCGATCATGGGTTCAGGTTAGCGCCCCTGTCCACGCAAAGGTTTCTTGCCACGCCGCCGTGGCCGGCTGCGTTGGCCATAACCAATGCTAGTGGTCTTGGGCGGTCCGGCTTGATGGTCAACCCTTGCAGCGCCGGTCTTAGCTTTTACTGCCATGGCATCCCACTAGCCTTGGTGGGTGCGTGCTGCTCGTCGAGTTGCGCCTGCAGGGCAGCCTCGATCTCGGCAACCTTTTCGGGGCCAAACTTGTCTTTGACCCAGCCGATGACCATTTCTTCGGTCAGCTCGGCAAACGGCACCATGTCGTCCTCGGGACGTTCCAGTCCGAGGCTGCCGTAGGCGCCGCTGGTGTAGGTGCCGTCGGCAGCGTTAACCGTGTAGTGGACGGTAAACACGTAGCCGTCGCTGGTCTCGCGCTCAAGGTTGGCGATAGCCCAGGTGAAGGTGGTGTCAGACATGGGTTGGTGGGTGATTGTAGGAGTCTAGGACGGGTCAGTAGAAAGTAGGTTTACGCGCCCTTGAGAGCTGCTACTTCGGTTTGAAGTTCAGCGAGGGCTTCACCCTGTCGCTTAATCAGGTTCAGGAGGTGCGGCACGAAGCGGTCGTAAGCGACGTTTTCCGGCTCGGGTGTCTCAAGGGGAACCGTGTCGCGGCTTCCATCTTCGTTAATAACCTGCTCAACTGTTTTCCACTGCACTAAGCGTGGATCAATTTCAGCAACCTCTTCTGCAATAAAGCCCCACCATCCCCAAGTCGGGTTATCGCTTTCATTTGTCGAGCGATACCAAACAGGTCGGCAATTTAAGATTGCATCTGCGTAAGAGTCTTGCAGGGTTTCAACATCTGTTTTGTACTTGATCGAAGACGTTGCACGCTTAAGTGTGCCGTCAGTGTCAATAAATACGTTGGCGCTTAAGGCAATTGTTGCGTTATAGACATCCGGAAGCCTGACACCACCTGCATTTGTAATCCTCATCCGCTCTGTTGGGCTGCTCGCTCCGTCGGCGGTAGTGGAGAACACTAACCTGCCCGGCATATCGTTAGCGCCGGGGGTGCCGTCTACAAAAGCGCCAATAGACGCGCCAAGTGTTACCGAAGAGCTATCAGCGCCCCAAAACTGAATACTTCCTAAGTCATCATTATTTTGCAAAACAGTAGTATCTGTTCCTCTGTATTTAGCAAAATAGCAAACAGGTCCAAAGGAATTATCAGCTTTGCGTGCAAATAATGCTTGAGCGCCGCTAGAAATTACCTGTAGTGGAGTGTTAAAAGGGGATTGACTCGTAGACGTGCCAACTAACAGGCGTCCCGAGCTGTCGATGCGGGCGCGTTCGCTGTATAGACCACCATTAAATTGTCGAATTGTAAGATCGCGAGAACTTGCTTGAGATCCTATAAACCAAGCCTCTTGACCTGATTGGTTGAAAACTATCTCTCCAGTAACGCCGTTGGTATTATTGATGCCAATACTTCCACCTGTTACGTCTAATTTTGTGCTAGGGCTAGTAGTGCCAATCCCTAAACGCCCTGACGAATCAAGACGCATCCGTTCAGACACGACGTTATTAAATGATGTCTGTGTAGAGAACGTCAATGCGTCTGTCGCGTTGCCACCCGACACTGCACTGATTAGAAATGCACCAACAAAACCAGAGTCCGTGTAGGATTTTCCTCCGAGTTGAATCGTTCCGCCCACTCCAGCGCCTTGGTTGTAATTACCGAGAGCACGGAAAAACCCGTTTGCGTATGCAGAGGGGAAAGCAATATCAGCATTTGGAATTACAGCGCCAGTAGAAACAGCCTGGCTGGAAATAGTTAACCCTACGTTAGGGCTACTAGTCCCCAGACCTAAAAGACCGGTGGAGGTGAGGCGCATGCGCTCAGATCCATTGGTGTAGGCAATCCAATTCCCAGCGCTACTGTTATAGTTAATTAGATCGTTGTTAGATCCTCCAGTAAGGCCACCTAGACCGACGTAAGCCTTATTTGATCCAGCAATTCGAAAGTCAACAAACGCAGTATTAGAAGACCCGCCATCAATGCGTGCAACTGCATCTGCTGCAGATTGAGTAATGTGAAATATAGCGCTAGGAGCGGCACCAATCCCAACACGGCCACTGGAGTCCACAAACAGCCTGCCAGACCCATTAGTTGAGATGGCTACTTGATCGGCACCAGGGCTGTAGATGCCGGTGTTGGTGTCGCCGGTGAAGGTGATGGTCGGGGCGCCAGCGGTGCCGGTGCCAGTGCTGACAAGCCCGGTGGTAGCCACGGTCTGGCTGCCGAAGTCGGGGCTGATCTTGGTGCCAGCGATGGCGGCTGAGGCGTTAACGTCAGCGTTGACGATCACGCCGCTGCTGATGGCAGCAGTGCCGGTGCTGCCGATGGTGATGTCGCCGCTGACCTTACCAAAGGCGTAGTCAGTGATGCGGGTGGCGGCTGCTTTGCGGTTGGTGCCAGCGCCGCCGTCGTCAACGATGAACAGATCGGCATCAGCCAGGGCAGCGCCAATGTCGGTGCCACCGTCGATGTTCAGCGCCGACAGCGACACCTTGTCGGCTGTGGCGATGGTGGCCAGCTTGGTGTCGGCAATGGCAGCGCTGGCATTGATGTCGGCATCAACGATGACGCCGCTGCTGATGGCCGTCACGCCGCTGCTGTTGATGGTGACGTCGCCGCTCAGTGCAGTTGCAGTAGGGACGTTGCTGGCGTTGCCCAGCAGCACCGATCCAGCGGTGATGTTGGCTAGTTTGCTGTGGGCAATGGCAGCCGATGCGTTGATGTCGCCATCGACGATGGTGCCATCCAGCAGCATGGTGCTGGTAACGGTGCCCGTATCGCCGGTGGTGACGACGGTGCCAGTCACATCTGGCAGCGTGATGGTGCGGTCAGCAGTTGGATCCGTGACCGCAATCGTGGTCTCAAACGCGTCGGCCGTTGCGCCTTCAAAGCTCAGGCTGCCGGTGGTGCCGATCTCCAGGTTGCCGGTGATGGTGCCACCGGACTTGGGCAGCGCAGCATTGGCCAGGTCGTAGGCGCTCTTGACCGCCGTGCTGCTGGCGATCGTCGTTGAGCTGGTGGTGCTGGTGCTGTCGCTGACTTTGGACTGCAGGCTGGCGGGTGTTACAGCGCGGGCGGTGTCGCTGCCGGCCTGGGTTTCGGCATCAGTGGCAAGCTCCAGCAGACCCTGGACGGTGGTGCTGCCGATTGGGGTTGCGTTGACCCAGGCGCTACCGTTCCAGATCTTGACGCCGACTGGGGTCAGGCTGGTGTCAAGCCACACCTCGCCAGTGCTGTTGCCGCTGCTGCCGCCGGCTGCAGGGCTGGCATTAGGTGCAGTCGTGCCGACATGGACCGGGCCGACTTTGATGATGCTTGCGCCAGTGCTGTCCTTGAAGAACAGGCCAGGGCTGGTGGTATTGGTGTTCAGCGCAATCTGGCCGTCCGCAATCGAGGTCGTCGGGCGCTTGTTAGCGGTGCCGCTGCGGAGGCTTTTATGCGTTGAAGCCATTCCCTTAACTCCTGGCGGACGGGATTACAGCACCAGTCTAGTATTCTCCATCGTCAAGCACTACGTCGTAGGTTTCGAACACGTAGGTAAAGTCACGCCAAGCTGTGTAGTAATTGGCGTTTTGCACCTTCAGCAGTACATCACCAGGCTGCCCGCCAATCGGGACATTCTCGGCGCTGTAGACGAAATTGGTTGTACGGTGCGTCATTAGTAGGTGCCATCGTCCACCACGCCGATCGTCATTTCGCCGGTGGTGTTGTCAACCAGCACTTCTGTGGACTCCAGCACCACACCGACTTGCACAGTAGACGCGATCTGCGCACGACCCCATAGCAGCGTCAGCGCATCACGGACATCAGTCACGCCGACCATGTCAGGCGTGAAGTAAGTCCCGTCGCAAAGGATGTCGTAATCGTTGAAGGTGCCGGTAGCACCAGACACGACGGCGATCTTGGTCCAGTTGGCGCCGGTGCCTTGGCTGAGGACCCAGTCGCCAGCGGCTAGCGAGACTGTCGGCGCTGGTGTTGTGCCCGTGCCAGCGGTCGTGACGATCAGATAGACGCCGTTGTTTTGCGGGTTTGGTGCAGTCAGCGCTTGGCCGATGACTAGGCCAGCTTCGACGCCGTACTGGTTCAGCGTGACGACGGTGTTGGTGGTTGCGTTGTAGGTGCCGCCAAAACGCAGGTTGAGCTGAGTCGGGCTGCCGTAACCGACCAGCAGCCAGTAACCGTTGGGCACAGGCGAGACGGTACCAACCCAGATGTAAGCCGAGCGGTCGGATGGGTTGATCCACCACTGACCGGCAAACTCAGGTGTTGGTGCAGTCTCGCTGACCTGGGCGATGCCGTAGTCGGCCAGCTGGGTAGCGGTGACGCTGTTTTCGGCAAGGAATGCCGAGCCGAACGTGCCAGTGGTGATCTTGCTGGCGTCAAGGTTCGGGACGTCAGAGGCCAGCAGGTTAGTGCCAGTGGTGACGTGTCCCTGGGCGTCAATGGTGACCTTGGTAAACGTGCCAGTCGCAGCGCTGTTGCTGTGGTTCAGCACGCCAGCACCGGTAACAGTCAGGCCGGTGCCAGGTTGGACGGCGCCGTTAGTGCCACTGACGGCAATGGGTAGGTCGGTTGCGACCAGTGCGCGAAATGTTGGGGTTGTGGCTGCGCCCGTTGTAGGGCCGGCAAAAACCGTGCCAGCTGTCTGGGTATCGAGCGTGGTTGTAATTGTTGCGCTGAAGTTATCTGGCTTTGTGACCGAAAACGCAAGCGGCGTTGTATCGCTGAAGGTGATGGTCTGCAGCGCGGCCACCTGTTGCCATACGGCACTGGTCCAGACATAGGCAAGACCTGTATTGGTGTTAATCCACTGCTGACCTTCAAAATCACCGCTACCGCTAGGGGCGTTGCCGCTGACAATCGTGCTGGAGTCAGCTGCCAGTTTGGGGCCGGTTACGGAAGCGGCGGCTAATTTGCCGGTGGTGACATTGGCATCGAGAATCTTGGCAGTTGTTACCGCGTTGGCAGCAATTGTTGCCGCGAAGGTACCAGTGCCGCTACCAGTTACGTCACCGGTTAACGCAATGGTCTGGTCGCCGGTGTTGGTTCCGCTGGTGGTGCCGGAGTGAGTGCCACTGAACGTACCGCTTTGGGTGGCGAGGGTGCCAAGGCCGAGTGTGGTGCGTTGATCCACTGCACTCAGGCCAGCAATCAAGTCGCGGCCGGCACTTGTGCAGGTGATCTCTTCGATGTTGCCAGCACCAGCACTGGCGCGGCCGAGCAATTTATCGGTAGCGCTGACGTTCTGGACCTTGGCATAGGTGACCGCGTCATCGGCAACCTTGATGGTTGTTACGGCTGAGTCGGCCAGAGCAGTGGTATCGACAGCACCAGCGCCGAGCTTGTCAACAGTGACCGCGTCGTCGGCAATCTTGGCTGTGGTGACAGCGCTGTTGATAAT